CGGCGGGGATTCGTCTCCGCCGTCCAAACGCCGTCGCAGGGCGAAGGTTGGAGGCTTCGCGCTGAAGCTTTCGGCTCCGACCCGTGAAGGCGAAACCAGACGCTGGGTAAACGATGACGGCAACCGTATTGCGGAGCTTCGCGATTTAGGGTATGAGTTCGTTTCGGAAACGGGCATCCAGACATCCGATCCCGGTTCGCGAGTTTCGCGCCTCGTAGGCACAAAGGCGAACGGCGAACCTCTCCACGCTTACCTGATGGAAACCCCTGACGAGCTTTACGCCCAGGGCGTCGAGGAGAAGGAAGCGGCCAACCGGCTGATTGATGAAGCAATCACGGCCGGGCGGGATTCCACCGGCCGTATGGATGAACATCAATACGGCCAAGGTTCGATCAAGGTCGAACGCTGACGGCCGCCGAAAGGCACCCCGAGAGCGCCAGACCGTGACGCAAAGGGTGCCTTTCGATGGCAAATGCGAACACTCCACGCGGGCTACAGCCCGTAGGTTACGTGAGCGGAGCGCCCTACAACGGCGGCGCTCGCGTCTATTCCGTCCCGGCGTCCGATGCGACGGCCATCTTCCTTGGCGATGCGGTCAAGAATGTCGGAACCTCCCAGATCATCAACGGTGTCGTGTACGCGGACGTGGCGCAGGCCGCTTCCGGCGACGTGATCACCGGCGTGGTGGTCGGCGTTCTTCCCGACACTCGCGACAGCCTCACTTACCGCGCCGCTTCGACGCAGCGCCGGTTGCTCGTCGCCGATGACCCGCATCTCCTGTTCGAGGCGCAGCAGGTCAATTCCGGCACGGCGCTGACCGCCAACGATGTCGGGCTGAACTGCAACCTGTCCGTTGCGGCCGGATCGACCGTCACCGGTTACTCCGGCACCACGCTCGACAATACGAGCGGAGCGACGACCAACACGCTCGACGTGAAGATCATCGCCATGGTCAACCGCCCCGACAACGATGTGGGATCGTCCGCGTCGTCCGGCACCGCCGCGAGCCGCTTCCTGGTTCGCATCAACCGCCACCGGTACTCGAACCAGATCGCGGGAGTCTAACCAATGGCCGTAATAAATACCGGAAATGTCCCCAAGCTACTCTGGCCGGGTCTGAACGCGGTCTGGGGCCGCGATTACGAGGAGCATCCGAAGGAGTTCACCGACCTTTTCGACATCGAGAAGTCGGACATGAACTACGAGGAAGAGGTCGAGACAACCGGTTTCGGACTCGCGTCGGTCAAAAACCAGGGCGCTTCCACGCCTTACGATACCGACAGCCAGCAGACGGTGACGCGCTATACGCACATCGCCTATGCCCTCGGCTTCATCGTCACGCGGGAAGAGGTCGACGACAACCTCTACGAGAAGAAGGGCGTCACGCGCGCCCAGGCACTCGCCTTCTCCTTCCGGCAGACCAAGGAGAACGTCGCGGCCAACGTCTATAACCGAGCGTTCAACTCGTCCTATACGGGCGGCGACGGCATTCAGCTGCTCGCCACAACCCACCCGTCGCTTGCCGGCAACTGGTCGAACACCCTTGCGGTGGCCGCCGACCTCTCGGAAGCGAGCCTCGAGGATTTGTCCGTTCAGATCATGAACGCGACCAATTCCCGCGGCCTCAAGATCGGCCTGATGCCGGAATCGCTGCTCATTCCGACCGCGCTTGCGTTCGAGGCCCAGCGTATCCTCAAGTCGGTTAACCAGTCGGGCACGGCGAACAACGACATCAATGCTCTGAGGGCGATGAACGTCTTCCCGCAGGGCATCAAGGTGAACCATTATTTCACCGACACCGATGCGTTCTTCGCCCGGACCAATGTGCCGCAGGGCATGAAGCTGTTCCAGCGTGTGACTGCCGAGTTCGCGCAGGACGGCGACTTCGACACCGGCAACCTCAAGTACAAGGGCTACGAGCGCTACAGCGTCGGCTGGAGCGATCCGCGCGCCCTCTACGGTTCGCCCGGTGCGTAACGACTAGCGGGGGCGGAGGCCGTTTAATCGCGGCCTCCATCTCCCCTGATTTTGGGAGGACTTGATGCCCGC